CCTCCTGCGTGCTATGCAACGAAACAACACACCGGTAAATGAAAGAACCTTTTACAACTGGATGCGTGATGTGCGAGTGATACAACTATCACAACTGATCAACATGAGTAAGGCTATGGATGTACCGGTATGTGAGCTAATCAATTCTATAAACATAAAACATGAAGGTGATGAATAAGCTACCCACACAAAAACAGGTTGACTACCTACGCAAAGCATTGAATAAACATTCAATCAAACAGATTCAGGTGGATTTAGGCGTGCCTGAAAAGACAGTTCACGAATGGATGATGGTAGTCTTCAACAATCGGTTAGCATCTACTAAGTGGCGGCATATAAAGCAGGAGCTTGATTTCTATGATGCCAATACTGATGAACTAATGAGCGCAAATGAATACAATGTAGGTGGTCACTTCAGGGAAACTGAAAAAGTAAAGCGCATTTATTCACCTGCCCGGATGTTTTACCTAGTCACAATCAATCATAACTACTCGTATGTTGTGAAATTTACCGAACCTGTGCCCTTAACTAGTATCCAGTACGCAAAAAAAACGGTACAATGTGATTATGAAGTGCAACCATTAGGACATTGGGAGTATGGCGAACTACGTGATACGTTGCCTGCAGTGTCTATTGATGCACAATACGACTATGTAGGCTTATTTTGGTACACCTTTAAAATGATGTTACATGAAGCATGAAGAAAGTAAGATTCAGCAACGCTGTGTTGAATGGTTTAGATACTCATTCCCGCGCGTTTTAATCGCTTCCTTTCCTAATGGTGTGTACATAGGTGGTACACCTGTACAAAGAGCGCGTAGATGGAACCTGTTGAAAGCAGAAGGAGCTATGCCCGGTATGCCTGATTTAATGATATGCATGAGTAACGGGCCACACCACGCGCTATTTATCGAGATGAAAACAGAGAAAGGCAAACTATCGGACACACAGAAAATCGTTCACGCACAGCTGATAAACGCAGGTTATGCAGTCAAGGTGTGCAGGTCATTTGAAGAATTTACACAAACAATTAAAACTTATTTAGAGCAATGAAAACAAATCTTAGAGGTATTGCAGCACAACAAAAGTATTTGCAGTTTATGAATGAGCTTTATGCTCAAAAGAACTTTAATCGTAGAATGATGGAGGGTAAGTATAAAATCAGCCATTCCATATGTACTGAACTTGCAAAGCGTGGGTATATAGTGATTGACAAGAAAGACCAATGGAGATGGATAGGACAAGAACCTTCTGTGTCTTTAGCTATTGATGTTTTAAAAGGTATTCGAGTACAGAATAAGTATCGCACACAAAGTAAAAAAACAACTCCGACTCAACTAAGCATCAAACCCATCAAACGAGTTGAGCGCACAGAGCCAGTGCAACAGCCTGATGTTAATCTATTGAATTACGATAGAAGCAATAGTAAGATGATTATCCTTCTTACCGTTGGTGTGATACTAGGTTTCATGATCGCTACAATTATTTGGAAGTAGAGATAGTTTGACTATCTTCGCATTGACTATCCGTATATGAAAAACATTTTAAATCCCACCATTACCGCATTGCCATAGCACTTTCGTGCGCGGATAGTCCTTTGTGTGTAGTGGTGGGTATTTACTTTTATGAAAGACCCGGCATTTCTTTTTTACTCATCCGATTTCTTGTCGGGTGTTCAAGACTTGACCATGGAAGAACGTGGGCAATACATCACGCTGCTTTGTTTACAGCATCAAAAAGGTCATCTTACCGAAAAGATGATACGGCTATGCTGCGGCAATGCCACGGCAGATGTGTTGGCAAAGTTTCAGCAGGATGAGAATGGTCTTTTTTTTAATCAGCGTCTTGAAATAGAAGTAGGTAAGCGTAAAGCACATGCTGAAAAGCAACGCACACGTGCTATTGATGGATGGAAAAAAAGAAAAAATCAAAACTCTGATACGGATGCCACGGCATCTACCACGGCATATGCCACGGCAATGCCTTTAGAAAATAGAAATGAAAATGAAAATGAAATTATAGTTGAAGATGCAAATGAAAAAAAGACTACGCGCAAGAAGTTTGTGAAGCCACATGAGAATGATGTGTATAACCTGATGGGTGAACTCAATGCAGTAGGTAAGAACTTCATGAGCGAAGACAAGTTGGTTAATTTCGCGCGCACCTTCATGGATCACTACGAAGCAAATGGATGGATAGTGGGTAAAGCTTCAATGAAGGATTGGCAAAGCACAGTGCGCAACTGGATGCGCAAGGAATGGGATAAAATTAAAAATCAAAAATCATATGGCAAACAATCAAATTCAACAGCAGACAGCGTTGCAAAAGCTAATCAGCTTTATGCCGAAGCAGTCGCTATCAGTCGAGCACGCGATAACACAAGACCAGATAGGTCTTCTCAAGAAGCTTGACCCACAAACAACTAAAGACAAAATCATTCAGTTGCTGACGCGATGCACTCAACTGATGAACGTGCAAAATAATATGAACGCTATGCAGATTGAGTTTTGTGCAGAACAGATTATGCTCGACAAATACTTTTACTCGCTTGAAGATATCCAGTTATGTTTAGATCGCGGTGCAATTGGTGCATTTGGCACAATCTACAACCGCATTGACCCTGCTACAATCCTTGCATGGTTTCCGCTTTATGACCAACAAAGACAGCCGTATGTAACTGCAAAGCGACAAGCAGAAGAGCAAGCCAACAACATCTACGAAATGTTCCAACACCCACAGGTACTTGAGGCTATTCACCAAACTGCGGACAAGTTGAAGATTGAAGAAGCACCGGCACGCGAAATAAAACGCAGCGAGGTTAGCGCATTTGAGCAAAAGCTAATGGCTGAATACGATGCGCTGCCGCAATGGAATAACGACATGCGCTTTCGTGTGTACAAGAACACACCTTACCAGTTCAATGAGTACCGCAAAGAGCGTTACATGGAAGAGATTAACAAGCAAAATGAATACTAACATGCAGTACGACAAACAGCGCGAAACCGAACTACTACGCAAGTTGTTTGTGTTAACAGCTAAACGCAGCATGCGTCCTGCAATGAGTGATAATATGGCAATGCGTCTTATCTTTGAGGAGCTTTTACTACTCACGGACAAAGATGAATACAGGCTATGACAATAGGCGAATTGTTTGATAGGTTGGCTGATTATCCTGATGAGATGGAAATCTTTATAGGCTTCATCGACATCCACAGCATCCACCTTGAACAGTTCGAAATAATTGAAACAACGGATTTGAACGGACATAAAACAATCGCACTCATGTCCGATGACATCGCAATAATTAACAATTAATACAATGAGTAACTATCAAATGCAAGAGGGGCAGTTCACCCTATTCAAGAACAACAAGACAACCAACAACGCACCTGAATACACGGGTGAGATTATGGTGAATGGCAAGAAGATGCGACTGGCTGCATGGGTTAAAGAAGGCAAGAGCGGCAAGTTCTTTAGCGGCAAGATGTCCGAGCCAATGCAACAACGCCCACAAGAAGACGATTCACAAGGGACAGGTGATTTGCCTTTTTAATGTACGAAGCACGATTCAATAGTAAACAAGAGCAAGCCTTACGACACCTTTCTACATCAAGCAATGTAGAACAGGTGCTGTATGGCGGTGGTGTATATGGAGGTAAAACATGGCTTGGATGTTATTGGCAAATCGTGCGTAGGTTAAAGCATCCACACACAAGAGGTTTGATAGGTCGTGCTGAATTAAAGAAGCTTCAACTATCTACTATGCTTCGCTTTTGGGAGATATGCACGCAAATGGGATTGAAGGCAGGTGAACACTACACCTACAACGGACAACTAAACATGATTCGTTGGTTCAATGGTAGCGAAACAATCCTTATGGATATGGCAGCTACACCCAGTGACCCCGACTTTCACCGATTTGGATCACTTGAAATTACTGATTACTTTCTTGATGAGGTTGCTGAAATGACAAAGAAGGCAGTAGATATCATTGACACACGTGTGCGTTACAATTTGGTAGGTGGAATACCAAAAGGATTGATGAGTTGTAACCCATCAAAAGGTTGGTTGTATAATGACATTTGGTATCCATGGAAAAAGGATTTATTGCCACCACACAAAGCATTTGTTGAGGCATTGCTGAAGGATAACACGATAAGTCCTGATGCAGTCTATGAAGCCAAGATGATGCGACTACCTGAAGCCGACCGCAAACGATTGCTTGAAGGCGATTGGGACTATGATGAAAGTGTGGACTGGATATATCAGTACGAAGATTTATTGCGCTGCTTCCGGGAAGAGGATGCTAAAGGTGAAAAGTTCATTAGTGCCGACATCGCACGACTGGGAAAAGATAGAAGCGTCATCTGCGTGTGGCATGGTTTGCAGTTGATTGAGATTCACGAGCTGCGCAAGCAACCAATAACAACTGTTGTCGCTACCATTCGCCAGTTATGCGACAGGCATGCGGTTAAACTTAGCAATGTGATTTGCGATGAAGATGGAGTTGGTGGTGGCGTGGTTGATAGCTTGAAGTGCCGAGGCTTCCTTAATGGTGGCAGAGCCAAGCAATCGGATAAGTTCACCAATCAAAAGGCTGAGTGCTATTTCAAGCTTGCAGAATTGATTGAGCAGAACAAAGTAATCTTCAAAGTGAATCAGTTTCGTGATGTCATCGTGCAGGAACTGGACATGATACGCAGAAGGCAACCCGAAGCCGATGGCAAGTTAGCCGTGATAGGCAAAGACGAGATAGCACGTATGCATGGTAAGAGTCCTGACTATGCGGATGCCATAATGATGCGCATGTACTTTGAACTTTTCCCAAACTACGGCAGCTATAGTTGGGCGTGACCCCTCAATTTTAACAATTTTTAACAGGGTGAGTGTAAGTAGTTGCACTATCTTCGCCCTATCAATAACAATAAATCTTATCACATGAAAACAGCATCTACCATTCTCCGTTACATCATTGGCGCAATTATCATCTTCGCAGTTTTAAGCTACTGCCAAGAACTGAACGACTGCCTAATGAATCACTAAGCAAACCAATCAATAATCAATAACATGAATTTTCACAAAGACAATCTTGAAGCATTGCAGAAGTTTCAGCAGATGCTCAATGCAGAACCAGACCCACTTGGCGTGGAATCAACCCCCGACAAGAAGGCGCAAACCTTAGTCATTAGCCACGTTGAAACTACCTTAGACGAACTCTTCTTTGGTCATTGGCGCACTGAGAACTTTAAATGGGCGGTACTTGCCAACGAAGTGCAGGCATCACTGGAGTTAGTGGTGATACACCCCATTAGCGGCTACGAGTTGAAGCGCACTGGTGCCGCATCGGTAATCATCATGGTTGACAAAGTACCCGACAACGTGTTCGGTAGCGATCGCAATAGATGGGCATTAAACCCCGATAATAAAAAAGCTAACGCTATGGACTTGGCGTTTGGTAAACTCAAAACAGAGTGCCTTAAAAACGCAGCATTGTCATTAGGCAAAGTGTTCGGTCGTGACTTGAATCGAAAGAACAAAGACACATACAAGCCATTCAAGTTGAAGGGTGCGCTTGGTCGTGGGCATGAGCAAGATGTGGCGTATGTGCGTGACCTTATTGAGGTTGCACCTGATGCAAATACGCTCAATAAAATTATGAAGGCTTGCAGTTCCGAAATTCTTGCAGCCGTAAGTGAAGAACTTAGAACTAAGTTTGCTTCATACGGAATTGAATAATTGTATATTTGACCATCAATAACAACAACAAATGGAAAACGTATTATTCAGAGCGTCACAACTTGGTAAGTTGATGACTGATGCGAGGACTAAAACAGGTCTTAGCGAAACCACAAAGAGCGCACTACTGGAAGTCTATGTGCAGCATAAGTACAAACGCTACAAAGAAATCAGCAACAAGTACATTGAAAAAGGTTTGGCGGTTGAGAACGATGCCATTGATATGTGGCGCAGGGAGCGAAAGCAGATTGTGTTCAAGAACGAGCAGATGTTTCAAAACCAATTTGTCAAAGGCACGCCCGACTTGCTCATCATTGATGACAACGACAAGTGCTTGAACGTGCCTGACATCAAAAGCAGTTGGAGCATTCACACGTTTATGGATGCAAAGCAGGATGACTTGAGCAAAGATTACTATTGGCAAGGTCAAGCCTACATGTGGCTAACGGGCGCACCAACTGCAACCTTCTGCTTTGTGCTTGTGAACGCACCGATTGAAATGATTAACGATGAGAAGTACCGCCTTGCACGCAGGCTCAATCTTATTGATCCACAGGGTGACCCTACCTTCATTAAGAAAGCGCAGAGCATTGAACGCAACATGATATACGACATGGAGCAGTTCATGCGCGATTACCCGGATGCAGATTTGGAATCGCACCGCACCGAATGGGTGTACGACATACCAGTGCAGGAGCGCATACACGAAAAGGTTGTTGAGTTTGATGAGGCAGCAATCGCAAAGCTTCAGGAGCGTGTACCGATGTGGCGTGAATACCTTAATACTTTGGATGCATGACCACCGACCAACTTAAAGACCACGTGCGCAATTCAATGCAGCACTACTACAACAAAGAACAAGTAATCGAATTAATCAATAAGCTAAACAATGAAGGCAAAGGAAAAGGCATGGCAACTGTACTCCAACTATTTTGATATAGTCGAAGGCGGTGAGCAGTTAGGGCAACTGGCGGTGGTGCATATCAAAGCAGTGAACGCTGCGCTCTATTGTGTCGATGAGGCAATAAGCAACGCACCTGATGAGATTATGCAAGACTTTGAAGGCACGGGTGAATACTATAGCGTCAAAGCTTACTACATGCACGTTAAGAACGAACTACTAAAATTGACTAAGTATGAAGCGAAAAGAAATGATGAGCCTAACCAATGACGAGTTGCGGCTGCTTCGCCACAAGTACCTCGGCATGGTTGGTAAAACCACAGCAGAGAAGGACGCTATTCACAAGACATTAATCAGAATCAAACAAGAACTATTTATCCGACAAGTACAATGACACAAAAATCAAACGAAGAGCAGAACACCGCATCTTGTTTAGGTGCTGTTATGCGTAGTGTTGTTTGGAAACCCTCACCGTTAGTTAGATGGAAAAGGGTTGAAATTGATAAACTACGATATGAAAAAGTTCTACAACAACTTTGGCAGGGTGATATGGGTGAAAAAGAATGGCGTGATGTACCAGAAGAGGACTAACATTACGCATAACTCACGGATAACCGAAACAATTAAAACCAAACACAATGACACAAGAGAAAAAAGAAACCGCCATTCGCAGACTGCACCTAACGCTAAAGCGCAGGTTCAAAGGTCAAGCCATCAAAATGACATGGGCAGAGATGGAAGGGCTATTGAACGCAGTGCAGACGATTGAGATGAACCACATCCACAACTCATACAATGATGGGTACAGGGATGGCGAAACTGGACAACCAAATAAAACCCAACAAGATGAAAGCAACACTAACCTTTAATCTACCCGAAGACGAAGTAGAATACAGCTACACGCTGAACGCTGCTCGGTACAAAGATGCGCTCAAAGACATTATGAATATGATGCGTAATGAAGTGAAGTATGGTAATCACGATGAGCCAACACAAGATGCATTAGACGTCCTATATGAGCAATTTGGAAAAATAGTCTACGACTTGCTTGATGAATAGTTCTATATTTGCAACGGTTATGTGATTAAACACATTCGTTGTTTTTCGTTATTGATTGAACAAGCCCTCAAAACGTTGGGGGCTTTTTCTTTAACGAATCTTCCCGTTTACTATGCGGTAGTTGCTTACTTCAAACTCGCCACTATCCATCACACGCACGTGCGCAAACCCGTGGTGATGCTTGTTGATGGGCATGTAGTCAGGATGCAATTCGCACAGGCACGCCACACTCCAACAAGTTGTAAGCTTTCCTTTGATGTTCGGTTCGCTGTGTTCGCTCGCCTGGTGATGGTGACCGCACAATGCATCCGATTTTGCACGCAAGAACAAACCTCGTGCGATGTTGACAGGACTGAATACGGATGCGCCCAGTTCATGCCCGTGCAAAATGGTTAAGTTGCCGGCATGGATTATCTGCTTGTCGGGAATGAATGTGATGTTTAACTCGTCAAGCTTCATCAATGATTCAAAGTTGAACTCATCCATACCTAACAGGTCGGGCGCATTGCGCATGATGTAGTGGTCATAGCGCACATCGTGATTGCCACACTTGTAATAGATCGCGGCATTAGGGAATAGCTTGCGCAGGGTTGCAAGAAACTGCCTTGTCATTAGTACCTCATGCCCGAAATTTCTTTTGCGTGGGTCTTTTTCAAATCTGCTGATAGCATAGAAGTCTATGATGTCACCATTGAGCAGAATGGTATTCACCTCATGCTCCAATCCATACTTCAGCGCAAGTGTTAGTGCCTGAATGTTATGGTACGGCACGTGAATATCCGACAAGAGCAGAATGTCATTGTGGTTGGTCGGTAGTTTGAATGGTTTGTAGTCGCTTTCCTGTGATGGTGGAAGGTCGAGTGGGTTGCTCGTTTCAGGTGCTAACTCTGCGAGAAGACTATTGAACTGATTAAGGTCAGCAGATAGCTTGGATAGATTGCCTTTAGGCTGCGTTTTAACAGGCTGTTCTGCCTTTAGTTTATGATACTTGCGCCAACTATAATACAATCGCTCAAATGACCTGTATTGCATTGTGATGCCATGCTTCACCATAGCCGCACGGATGCGCTCTGCTATTGTTCCTGTTCCTGCATGTATCTCTTTGTAGATTTCCGCATGTTGACCTTGCATGTTGTGTTATTTATTGCCACGGATATACCCGGCTAACTCCGCAAGATTGGTGCTAATGGTCAAGTTTTGTGACGCAATCACATCAATCTTTTTTTCAAGCTTATCAATGGCTTTGTTTTGTTCTTCTTTCATGGTGTTGAGTTTGGTGTTAAACTCATCCTTTGTGTCTTTGATTGAATCGGATAGCATAGTAACTTCTCTTTTGTGATATGATTCGACTTTGCCTAATGCACTTGATACTTTGACCACATCTCGCTTAAGTGCGTAGTACAAGCCAGTGAGTGACACCGCTCCACCAATAATTGTGATTAAATCCCTCGGTTGAAAATCCATGACTAAAAGATTGTAAAATATATAGTAGAAACTGCTACCGCTGTGATACCTAAAGTGAGTGCTGTGTTAGTAATTATTAACCGCCTATTTTTCTTTTTCAATTCCTTTATTTCGTTGTCCTTCTCAGTCGCAATAGCCTTTTCAATAGCCTGCTTGTTAGCGTAGATTTCAGCAAGTGTTTCATAACTCTGCGCCTGAATGCCTGTTATTTTAGCGTAGTATGTGGTTTTTAACCGCTCAAGTTGGTACAAGCTATCGATTTCCATAGCCGTGCCGTACCAATACATCATGCTATTGTAATTGAGATTGAAAAGTTGCAGATCGTAGGTTGTAAGTTCTGGTGTAAAATCCTGCTTTGAGTAGGCTATCCGACTTTTTGAGCGTTGCCCGAAACTGAGCGTTGGCATTAGAAGGAGTAGAAGAAAGAATGTTGTAAGTTTCATTGCGGTAAATTTCATTTGTTATTTGCTGATTCTGGATGATGGTGTCTTGATGGATATTGAGTGAATCAATCTTGATGAAAAGTGAATCGGTCTTTTGATTGTTCTGCTCAATCACATCATAGAGTGAATCATTGATAGACCTGAGCCTGTCAACCGCAGGGTCTTCGTTCTCGTTGCAGGATTTAACACCAACAATAATCATGATTAGCACAACCGCTGCAACCGCTGCGATTAGCACAGTGTTTCTTAGCTTGTTTTCTTCCATCGTGTTATGTGTAAGTTTTTAGATAGTGGACGAATCTTGTAATACACTCCATCGCGTGTGCGGCTATCGCGCATCCCCTGGTCATTAGTGTTGCCCTCAATGGTGCGCACTGAATACTTAGCCACCTTGTCCACGATGCCGGTGTGACCAATACCCTTGTATCTCTTTCCCTTAAATGAATTGTAACTTAATGTCATCACCAGTGCATCACCATCGCTAAACGACTTCACGAATTTACCATCCGTGTAAATGACATCATTGCGGTTGTATGCGGTCGGTGACCAACCTGTGATGGTGTGAGGTATGCCGCACTCGTCAAGCATAGCCATAACGAAAAAGCTGCACCATGCATAGCCGGGCTTCCAACCTTGCTGCTTCATAAGCACAAGAAGAGCCTTGTCATTAAAGCCCATGTTGTTGCCACCCTTTTCCCTTACGCCTACGAATGACGCTGCTGTTGCCCTTACGCAGTAACCGTCATCAGCATGTGTAAAATATACAGGTAGGCAGCAAAGTAGAAAGCATATAAGAGCAGGTATAAGACAACCTTTTGCCATGTCGTTAGATAGGTGTTTATTTCATACTTAACTTCTTTGTCGTATATCGTGCGTTGCAATGCCCGAAAATTGAACCTGATGCCCAAAAAAACCACGAAGTTGGCAAAGACCATGACGAGTGCAGCAAGCACGATATACTGGATGTATTCGGTGCTAATGATTGCGTCATTGAAATAGGCAACGGACACAGTGCCTGATAGTGCAAACACTAAGAAGGCAAGTGGTATTGACCACAAGCCATCGAGCAGCTGCAACTTATAGCGCAGTGACTTTAACTTGTTACTTTTTTGCTGTGGTTGTTCCTTCTTGTTTGCCATTGGCTCTTAGTTTTAGTTGAAGCTCGCGCTCATATTTGCGCAAACGTTCAGTGTAATCTTGTTTCAAGGTCTTCTTATCACTCATGGTATACGATTAATGATGTTACGAGAGTAGGTCGGACGAAAAGATGTTGCCGTGTTGCCGGTGCTGAACTGGTAGTTTAGCGTGTTGGTTACATCCGTGCGTGGTGAACGCTCAGGCCAAGTGCTTGTGGAGTATTCAGGGAACAAACTTGAGTTAGCGCACAGGTAATCGACAAGCAATGTGGTGTAGTGTTCTGCATTCTGCCTTGCGCGATCTATCATGTCCTTCATCACCACATCCGAAACCGGTATAGTGTCTTCGCTTTGGCGTTGCACGAGCGTGCCGTTGTCCATGCGATAGCACAGGTTAGGCGTTACATCCACCATCACCCACCATAGCAAACACTTTTGAATGTAATCCTCAAGTAATACTTGATAGTTGCCAGCAATCGTGTTGTTGGCTACATCATCCTTAATCTTGTTCAGCAGATTAGTTCCCAAAAAGGGAAGCAGCCATTTATCCTGCGCCAAATACACGGAAGGATATAGCAAGTTAGGGTCAACACTACCATTCACGGTGGTGTATTTCTTGATATAGTTCTCTGATATTAGTAGTACCTCTGCCATAGTTGTAATTATTGATTGCCGTAAATAGGATTGGTTGGTAGAAAGCCGTTATAGGGCATGTCCTCAGGAAGCTTTGCAACAAGTGAATTGTTTCGCACCTTATAGCCCATACGTTCAGCAAGTGCAACAGCTATTCTCTTTGCATCGGGGTCGTTAGGATTAATCTTTGCGCCTTTTGCATCTACATACACACGCTTTTCCCAAAAGTGTCGGCAGTTACCACCGCCTTTGTAGAACCAAATGTCGTATGTGTTCGCACCATTAGGGCCCCATCCGGGATTGACAGCTACGTTTTCCATAGCTACAATATCTTCTTTGCGGTAAAGCTTACCTGCTTCCACCATCTTTTTGCAGAATGGGCGCATATTATCATGGGTAAAACTA